TGGGCAGCTCACGGTGATGGTGCACCTGTGCAAAGCACTGTAACGTTACAGTTACAAGAAATTTCACTTGTTGACAGAACAGACATTGACAACGGATATTAAAATGCAATATTTTAAAAGTTTACCAAAAATAATTTATACAGATAAAAATAATGTTTCAACACTTTACACCAATTTGTTGGCTAGAGTTAGTGTCATTCCTAGTGTTCTAAACAACGCATTGGCCTTTTATTCATACGATGTGCAAGATGATGACACACCTGAAATTGTTGCATATAAGTACTATGGTGATATTTACAGATACTGGATGGTCTTATATTGTAATGAAATGTTAGATCCGCAATGGGATTGGCCACTAAGTGGTAATAAATTTGAAGATTATGTTGATCGGAAATATGTATCTGGTGGTGGCCATAGTGCAATTCGACATTATGAAAAAATTGTAACAAAAACAAACAGAACAAGTGGTACAGATTTTGATTTAACGACAAGTGTGGAAAAATATGAAATATCTGGTGAAGAATTTCTATCATTGTTGTATAGTTCGGTTAATGGAATAGCATCATCAACATCATACACTTTTAATACTGGAGTGGTTGATGTTACTATACAACCAAAAGCAGTTACATATTATGAATATGAGTATGATTTAAATGAATCTAAAAGAAAAATTAAACTATTAAACAAAATATATGCCGATCAACTTGAATCTGAATTTGTTAACTTGATGAAATAAAAAAATGGAAAATATTAATTCTGCAACTGTTGAGTCGAGTGGTTTATACTATCCACAAGATTTTAGTTTAGAATCTGTCGATATCGCAACAGATTCTTCGCAAGTTTATAAACTAAAACATCTGGTTGTTGAAGTTTCTTTTTTTGAGGACATCTATTCATTTTCTTGTTCTGGTTATGTAATATTACGTGATGCTGTAGGATTGATTGAGAAATTAAAGTTAGATGGCTCAGAGTTTATTAAAATTGTTTATGGTAAAACAAAAAAACAAAATGATTCTGGTAAAATAATAAGAACCTTTAGATTATATAAAATAGGTAATAGAAAGCCTTCTGCCAGTATAAGTTCAGAATTTTTTACGGTTTATTTTTGTTCAGAAGAAATGTTATTGTCGGAACAATTAAAACTTTCAAAAGGTTTTAAAGGTCAACAAATAGCAGACATAATAACTAACATTTTAATTGATGAAAACTCTTTGAAAGTAAACATCAAAAAACTTCAGTTTATAGAAGGAACATATGGTACATATGATTTTGTTATACCTAGAATGAAACCCTTTGAAGCAATTAGTTGGTTATGCACATATGCAAGGCCTTTAGGTAAAGATGGTGCGGATATGTTGTTTTTTGAAACAAATGATGGTTATTATTTTAGGTCATTACAGTCTATGTTTGCTGATAGTCCATACGGCACATATACATATAAACCAGCAAATATTGATAATGAAAACATGGCTTCTAGGTTAAATACAGTATTAGACTATGAATTCGTAAAAACATTCGATTCATTAGATGCAACAGAGTCTGGTATATATTCAAGTAAACTCATATCTATTGATCCGTTAACTAGAACACAAAGAGTAACCACTTTCAATAAAAATAAACTAAATGGTTATGGTAATTCTGGTGAAGGTACAAATAGATTAGGTAAAAAACAAACTGAAATGTATGAATCATCACTAAAATTGGTTTTTAGTAATGCAAATGAAATCGATAAGCCATATATAAAGCAGAACGAATCTAGTGTTGCAAAAGATATCTTCATTGAAACGTCTGTACCAAATAGAAGCGCACAGATTGCTTTGGCAAATTACACAGTAATAAAAGCGATTATACCAGGTGATACTGCAATAACAGCAGGCAAAACAATTATGTTTCAGTTGTATAGTAATAATTATGATTCAGAATCAAAAACTAGAAAACTTGATGAATTCTTCTCAGGAAAATATCTTGTGACAGCAGTTAGACATATAATACAAACACAAGGTGTATTTCAAACAGTTTTGGAATTAGCTAAAGAAAGTTTAAAAGCTAGTTATCCTTCACCAAGTTATAGTGATTCAGGATATAGAAGTTTAGTAAATGATGATGTGGGCTTGGCTTAAATGAATAATTTTATTGGAAAAGATAGTTTTGTTTGGTGGGTCGGTGTTATTGAATATAGAGCCGACCCATTAGCTATGGGTAGATGTAAGGTGAGAATTTTTGGTTGGCATACAGACAATAAATTGGAGTTACCAACAGATAATTTACCATGGGCTCTACCAATGTATCCAATAAACAATTCAAAAACATTTGAGGCACCAAGAGTGGGTGACTGGATTGTAGGTTTTTTCATGGACGGAGAATCTGCACAAGCACCAGTAATGATGGGTGTTTTACCAGGAATCGTACCAGATAATAAGGCATAAAATCATGGCATATTCATTAAACCCTTTACCACAAGTAGCAGACGTAAACATAAAACCACCAGTATTTGCATTTAATGATGGGTGGAAACCTGGCGCCCCGTCAACATTCACTGGCACACTAGTTAATGGAACATCAATCGATAATACGAATAAACAATTGGCACACGTTTGTGATTTCGTTTCAGAATTACAAAAAAACATAGCACTAAAGAAATTCTTAAAGGCTGTAGCAAACCAAATTCGTGAAGGTATACGTGCGATAATGAGATTTCTCGGTATATCTGATGCTACTGGACAATATTCATGGTTGATAGATAAATTAAAATCCATTGCAAGAGAATTAAAAAGAATTCAAAAAGAAATTATTCAACCAATCATAGATTTTGAAAAATATGTTTTGGCTTACATCACAAAGTTGAGAGCAATCATACAATGGATTTTAAGTCTGCCTGCAAGATTTTTGGCTCTATTGAGAGATTGTTTAACTAGACTATTAAAATTAATTGCTAATGTTTTTAGTGATTTTTTTGCGGAATTGTCTGGTAGTGGAGGAAGTTCCGAATTAACAGAATTGGTCTCGGCCGCAAAAGAAGTGGCAACCGAAGCTTACAATACTGTAAATTTAACTTCTCAAGCGGTAGCTGGTGCGGTTGCAATACCTGTTGCAGCAACAGCGGGATTATTAATACCAGTCAGCCAAGCTGAATTAACTGCTGCAAATAACACAATTGCAACTTATACGAGTTCATTTGCTTCAGCAAACACAGTTGCTGATGGTACAAAAGTTGAATCAAAAACAGGAAAACCAATTTAATTATGAGTACAATCAATACACCACCAACGGATAATTTGTGGACAGAACCCGAATCTGCTGCCAATCAGGACAATCAACCGGTTTATCCATATAATAATGTTAAAGTTTCAGAATCTGGCCACAAATTTGAAATGGATGACACACCAAGTCGTGAACGTGTTCGTTTATCACATAGAACAGGAACATTTATTGAAATGCATCCAAATGGTGATGAGGTACATAAGGTTTTTGGTGATGGATATGAAATCACAATCAAAAATAAGAACGTTTTAATTAAAGGCAGTTGTAACATTCAGGTTGATGGTAACTGCAATATGAATGTTTTAAAAGATATGAATGTTCAAATTGCTGGTGATTATAATTTATTAGTGCAAGGCAAAACAAATATAAGGTCACACGGAGACATTTCAATTTCTGGTGATGATGATATTTCAATAGCTGCAAATGAAAATTTTGGTGGTTCTTTAAGGCTGGCCGCCTCAGACAATTTATATTTGGCTTCCGATTTAGTTGTTGGTGGTTCAATTTCCGCTGACATAATTAATGCTGAAACTAGGGTAAATGCAGGAACGGGTGTGTTTGCAGGACCTCTTGGTTTTGTGTCTGGTTTTGGTGGTCTATCTTTGGGTATTCCGTCACCATTGAGTCCCGTTGCAGTTCCTGGTTGCATCAATACTATTGGTTCAATTACGTCCATGACCTCAGTTAATGCACCTTTAGCCAATTTTGGTTATGCAAGTATTGGTATCATGGATGCAGTACTAATGTCTGATATTATAAATTCAGCTATTTTTAATTATCATATACATATTGCTCCAGAAGGTTATACCAGTTCACCTTTGTCTAATTTTGTAGGAGTTTGATATGGCAACAGTAAATAATGCAACCGGTGTTTATGCTACATTAGGTTATAACTTTGACGATCCAAACGGTAATGTACCCGCACTTTCTACTAGTGCTTTGGAACATTTGAACACTATGCCGGTGTTTATTACAACTTGGCAAGCTGAAGATATTAGAAATAATAATGTTGGTGGATATTATCAAAATCCATTGGCAACAGATTTAATAAATCTCGCAAACACTTCATTAACTATATCAGACCTTTCTGACGCTAATGGTCTGTCAAATTTAAGATCAATATCAGTTAATTTAGCAGATACTGCAAATGTATTCATAGAACATACTAATAGATTGACGGGTATAACACCATTTGTTGGTTCAGATCAAGTGAATCCGTATTTAGACCAAGCAATAAGTTATGGTAAAACAGCTCTTTACATCACAAATCAAACAGATTCTATAAAAAACACATCTCCAATAATGGGAAGTTTCACTAGTTTATTGATTGGTGAACAAATAACAGCCAATTTAAACACTATTATAGCTTTCGCTGAAGAAATTGATGACAGTATTATCAATAGATTTGATGCAAACACAATAGCTTCAACTTTATCGAGCGAGCGTGTACAAACTATGAACTTGTATATGCGAGCAGCAAATACGTTTTTGAATACCAGAATGAATTCCGATATAAATTATTATGGAAATTTAAAGAATTTTATTGATAAGTACAATCAAACCAAAAAATTCACCAAATTAGGTGAAACTGAAGAATACTTATACATGAACTTTGTTGCCTCAGATAAATTGAAGTCCAGAATTTCATAATTGCCACATTTCGAATTTTTGCGTTCCGGCCCAAGAATTTTCTCCAACAGTTTCAAGATTTCAAAAAAGCGTTTTACTACTAGACATAAATAAAAGATGGCAATAGCACTCACCAAATTATACTCCGACATAGATTTCACATTCGCAAGGCGACCTGTGGTGAATGATGTTGCCCTAAGTTATGATACGCAAGCAGTTATCCGTTCAATAAGAAACATATTATTGACAAAAAAATACGAAAAGTTGTTCAATCCTTCTTTTGGCACCAGTCTGGATGCCGTATTGTTTGAACCTATATCAGTCATAACAACAAATACATTGCAACAAGAAATAACAAATGCGATAAAAAATTATGAGCCTAGAGTCACATTGCAAAATGTCGTTGTTTCTCCAGACGCAGATAAAAATTTATATACTGTAACATTAACTTTTTATCTAGAAAATGCAACACAACCAACTACTGTAACAGTCTTTTTAGAGAGAAACAGATAAAATGGCAGGCGCTAACACAAATTTAAATATAACCGAACTAGATTTCAACAGTATCAAGGATAGTTTCAAAAACTATTTAAAAGACCAAGGCATACTTCAAGATTATAACTATGAAGGTTCCGCTTTATCTACATTGATGGATTTATTGGCATATAACACACAATATAATGCATATTACTTGAATATGGTAGCCAATGAAATGTTCTTGGATACTGCATTACAAAGAAATTCTGTTGTTTCTCAAGCAAAACTATTAAATTA